GTCCTGCTGTATAACTATGATTATAGTTGTCTAAGTATGGTAAATCTTTTAATTCATCATCTCCCATTAAATCTTTTAATCTAACAGTATTGACAAAGAATACAATAGAATAAGAATATGCTTCATTATCTTTCATTTTAACATTTCTAAGAGCTACCTTACCTCTTCTAAATGGTAAGTGGTCTATTTCTATTAAAGCATCTACTTTTATTCTAGTATCAAATCCATCATCAATATTATAGTTATACCAATGTTTAAATATTTTATTATTTGTTTTGGTTGCTGGTATTGTAAAACTCTGTGAGTAATCTGTAAACACAGCACCTATATCTCTTACATCTTGTATTTTAGATGTAATCGTTATGTTTTCATCTTCAAACATTTCTGCTTGTTGATAATTACCGTCTGTATCTTTTATATATAATACTATTTCTTGCATTAAGATATATTATTTATTTTGTCAAACGCATAGTCATATTGAACTGTATATGATATTAATTTATCATTTACTGATTTTTTAAATCTTAGTGTATTAGATTTTAGATTTACTGGTAATACTGTAGAGGTATCATCAACCCATGCTAATTCAGCTAACATCATTTGTCTTACAAGTTCATTATGGTCTTCAGGATAAAAACCAGAATTTAACATAACAGATTCTCTTGCGTTAACTAAGAATTGTTTTTCTTGATGTTTAGTAATTGCATAAGAAGGAGCTGTAGCACCTGTTTCTAAATCTAGTATGTTATTCTTAAACTTCTCTGATTTTACAGTAATATCTGTCATAGATTTTTTAAAGAACCATAAGTCCTGTAATGCACCATATTTATTATAGAATATAATTCTTGATGGGCTAAATCTACATTCTTCTACTTTTCTTAATGTAATCACAACATCATCTGGATAATCTGTACTATCACTAGAAAAAGTAACTGTGTCTCCGTCTATTAAATTTTCTGTATCTGTAATAATTAGATATTGTATCTTTTGATTAGTGTTTCCATCATCTGTTATTGTTTGTGGCAAATCTCCAGCAGTCCAAAAAGCATCATAAGTATCCCAATAATAATCTGCTTCATTCCAATTTACATCTGCATCATTATCGGATTCTAAATCTACAGTAATCGTAGCTGCTTCTGCATATACAGGTATTCTAATATCTTGTCCATCATAATAATAAACTGTAGTATTATCTTGTAATACCATAGGAGTAGTAAATTCTGTGCTTCTAGGATTTATACCATCTTCAAAGTATCCATAACCATCTATTGCCAAAAATGAAGTAGTTGTTGTATTTTGACTATCTACTTGTACTATAGCACCACCCTCATTATAAATTGTAACTGTGGCATCTACCCATAAAACATCAGTAGCATAATCATTATACTCTGTTTCCATATAATCTCTTATGAGCTGACTTAATTCAAATACTACATAATTGTTTGTTCCTACTTCTTGTTTAGTTATTGTATATCTTAAATCTGTATTTAAGTCCTTATCTGCTGATGCTCCAGTCCATATATATAATTGAAGTTTTGCTTTAAATAAACTTGAATTATGCACTTTAAAATAGTATGGACTTCTTGTGTTAATTATTGTGCTCATATTATATTTTTCTTACAAATGTGTCTTGTCCTTTTTTATCCCAACCTAAAGTAACAAATATATCTTCTAGGTTTAATTCTATGTCTTTTACTAAACTTGGCAAAACTCCTAGTACACTATTAAATTGTTTATCTACAACTTTCTGTAAAAACCCTGTTCCTTGAATACCATATCTATCTATCTTTCTTTTCATGTATTCAGCCACTTTAGTTTTGTCTTTTATTTTCTCTAAGGTTACAGGTTTGTTTGTAATCCATTTTTCTAAACCTGCAACTGTAGCTTTTGCTTTTTCTGGTGTAGCACCTTCATCTAGTATTTCACCATAAGAGTTACCAACTATTCTAAATGATTGAGTTGCTCTAAATTCTTTTTCACTTACTATGTTTTTTAGTTTCTTCTTTAATCGTAAACTGTTTCTTAAATCGCCACTAGAATTTATAGGTGCATTAATTGTTCTATTGCCAAATAATTTACTTCTATATGTTCTTTTTTGTGGTGCTAATATTTCCTGTCTTGTCAATACAAGTAGTTTTTTTGTATAATTAGTCAAATATGCTTCTGTATTTTTAAACTTTAAACTCATTAGCAGGGCGATTGTCCATTAGCATTAATATCTGATATTTGATTATTTGGCACAATTACATCAAACTCCATTGACCAACCAGCAAGTAAGTTCTCAAATCTATCTTCAAATACATTAGCTGTAAAATCAGATTCTACTTGATATAAATTACTAAACAACTCTCCTCTTCGCATTGAACTCTGTAATCCATTAATTACAAAAAACATTGTGTTTTGTATATCTTGTTTGTTGTTTATGCCATGAAAATAATTATCTTGTCCTTTAGGGTCTTCATTCGTATCATGCACAACATCCATACAAATTACTTGTAAATTAAATACAACTACATGGTCTTGAAACGTACAGTTATTTACTATGATATGTGCCAAAGGAAAAATACTTTGTTTAGCTAAATCTACTTCAAATATATCTCCTGATGTAACTGTATTAATATTAGAGTTACCTTGAAGGTATGTTTTTAAAGTATCTAGTATGTCGTAAAATGTTGTCATCTTTTATATGCCTTTTTTAATTCTTGTTCTTCTATTTCTACTTTTTCTTTTTCAAATGCTAAATAATTTAAACATTGGAAAACTGGTAGTTTGGTAACCTGTTCAAAATCGAGGACATTCCCTTTAGCGAGAGCATAGATTGATTGATACCATCCCCACTTTTTTGCAAATACACTTCTAGCTGATGCAAATCCTCTTTCGTCAGATTCTTCTCCAAATATTTCGGTATAGCTTTCAGTAACGCCTTTCCTAAACTGTAAAAAAAAACCATTGAACTTATTACTACATTCATTGGCATCTCTTTCATTACCTCCTGCACTTCTTCTTTGACTTCATAAGGTGCTATTCCGTATTTATTACCTAACTTAAAATTAACTGGTCTGTATAATACAGCCATCGCTTTATGCATCTTTTGCCAATCAGAAATGTTAGTTTCTATATCAATGTATTCTCCTAAACTAATATCATCTAACTTTGGTATAAAACCCATATCTACACCCTCTAATTCGAATCTCTGCACTAGCTTAGGTTTCTCTTCAAATGCTTTATTAAGTATATCTAATATTCTTTTATATCCTCTTACAGATATTTTAGAAACCTCTTTTAAACTTACGTTACAAAATATTTCAACGAGCTTCATATTTAGAAAGTTATTAAGCTCTTCAGTTTGTTCTGCGTCTTTGTGAGCATCCACAACTTTCATATATTTTTGATATTGCCACAACTTAATGTCTGCAAGAGTTGTTGGCACTTCTAATTCTATTGTCTTTCTTGCCATATATAAATTAATAATTAAGTGTTTTTTTGTATCTCAACATACTCAACTGAATATTTGTCAGGTAGAATATGTTATATTTATGTATGTTACATATATGTAATACACTATGTACTATATTACACGATGTAAGTATTACACTATGTAATATATTACATAAAGTAAGTAGTACACTATGTATTATATATATAACATATATATTCTGACTATTTGGCATTTGGAGATAATTTCTTGTAGTAGTGAACATATATTTCATATATTTTTTCACTCCATTCTTTTTTGCCATAAGTAACAGGACTTCTAGTTATATTACCATTGTTGTTTACTTCTACCCAGTATTCTTTATCGTTCTTTGGCACAGCATATACCTTGATTCCTTTATCTACACAAAATCCAATTGCATTAATTGAATGTGCCAGATTAGTATAATATAAATTAGAAATCTTTTTACCCATTAGATTCATAAAGGTATTGAATTCACATTGAATTGACAAGTGTCATATGGAAGTTATGGTTTGTAGAGAGAGTAGAGTAATAACATTGGCTCGATTCAATTTACGCATACTCATCAATAAATCATCAAATCAAGCTCACAGAGTGATTTTAAGGTACTTTTTAGCGTACTTTACAATAAAATAAGGGTAACATACCACATGAATTGAATTAAGGCGTTAAATCGCTTTAAATTTGTGTCTTTTGGATGGTATAGAATAGAAAATAAAAAAATTTTAACTTAATTAATCTTTTATATCTGATTATCAACTATTTAAATAAAAACAAAAAAAAAGAGGGTTTAAAAAACCCCCTCAAAATATTAATAAACTTTAATTAATTTTTAATTCATATCCAAAATTAAACTTGTATAATATTTTTCAACTCTAATAGATATTTTTAAAATCTCTTTTGCTTTTTCGCTATGCTTTGCAATATTACTTAATTTAATATCATTTTTTGACATAATGAGTGTGCCGTATTTTTGAGTAAATGCAAACCATTTTTTATATAAAGAGTTTATTGCATTATACCAGAGTTTAGGTTTTCTTGCTTTGTGCAATTTGCTTTCTAAATACTTGATTTGATTATAAACATAATTTAACTCAATATTAGTGATGTTATAATTATTTATATTCATTTCATTTGCCGTATCTCTTAACAAATGGATATGCTTTGAGGTAGTATTTGAATAACCTTTATCATTAATAATTAATATATCATCTTTAATAAATTTGCCTAATATATAATGGTATCCATAAGAATAGATTATATCATAAGAATAAAACACATTTTGTGAATTACCATGATTTTTTTTCTGTTCTAAATAGTTTTTAATTGTTTCTTTATTTGTTTTCATATTGTTTTAATTAAGTTATTATTGTAGTTTATTTCAATTTCTTTTAATTCTCTTTGTTTGCAATTTTCGGTTAAATTGCTTCTAAGAATTATATTGTTTTCTTTACAATATATTGAAAGAGGTTCAAACGTTTTTGGGCTAATTTTGTTAAATCTTGTTAGTGTTCGCTTTGCTTCTTGTTCGTAACTTGAGCCGTAGCCGTACTGAAACGGCATCAAAAATGTTTCTTGTGTTTTCATGCCATAGTTTAAAGTAATTGTTCCCGCGAAATAACTATTTCCGTTTATTTTATCGAACCATTCTTTTGCGTTTATGTCTATTGTTTTTGTTTTCATGTTTGATAATTTTAGTTAAAATTTGATACTGAAGATAATTGTTAATACAAATGCTATTATATATACAGTTAATGCAACAAATCTATCTTTTAAAATAAATTTACCTAACCTATATTTTAAACGTTGTAAAGGTGTGGCAACTTTATTAACTGAAATGAATTTTTTATCTTTTTCTATTAGATATTTTTGCATTTCGTTATATTCTTTTATTCTTTTTTTTTCCATGTTTTTTGTTTTAATGTTTATTAATAAAGGTTTTTAGTGATAAAAGGAATTCACTATATTCTAATTCCTTTTGTAACTTTTGGCAAAAAGAATTATTTTTTTTGTTTGGGTAATAATATTTAATTAATTCAATTTGTCTTTTTAGGTTTTTACATTTATTGTATAAATCTGTTTCCATGTTTTAATAGTTTTAATTACTCAAATATATATAAATATTTCCAACTGACAAAATAAATTAATAAATATTTTTTTTATATGTTTGTTAATTAGGTTAATTGCATCTTATAAAAAATATGCCAAAAAATACCCCCATCGAATTGCTATTGAATTGACAGGGGTAAAAACCAAACATGAAAAAATGCTATTGAATTTATGTATATTGAATTTACAATTAATAATAACAGGTGTGTGTAGTACGGATAATAACTACACTAAAGATACTTTTTCCGTTGAGCAACACCTGTATTATTGAATTTATGTATTAAATTTATTCCTCTATTAAATTTATATATATTGAATTAACAATTTAGGTAATCGTGATTATGAATTACTTTCATTTTTATCTCTCCATCAGGATATAGTGTATAAATCATTTTAAGCGATTCTAACAACACTTCTAACTCTTGTTGAGTGATTGTATAACTATATACCTCTAACCTCGCTAAAACCTCACTACTTTCTTTCTCCTCTCCTTGTATTTGCCAATGAGATGATATTTCAATTAACACATCATTTTCTAATGTATCAATATTCTCTCTTGGAGTGGATATTAAATTTTTATTGTACTCTTTTAAATTCTTAATTATTGTTTTCATTGTATTAAATTTCTAATTTATTTGTTCTTAACTTATAATTATATACATCTAATATTTCTTGAATAATATCATATTCATTATTATAAATATATATTTTCTTTACACTTTTACAATTTTTGATTAATCTATCAATATCAAAATGCTCATTTTTAAACATTATCTTTTTTAATGCCCTGACAAATTTAGTGGACATAGCATTTTTACCAATTACATCTCTTAGGTTTTGGCAATTCTCTAAAACCATTTCCCCTAAATCCTCATTGAGTTCATAAATACCTTTTTTAATTAATGAGGTTGAACCTTTATTTAGTTTTGAATTGAAAGCATCAGTAATTCCTGAAAGTGTAAAATCATCAATAAAATCATCAATAATTTCTAATAATCTTTTGTATTCTAAATTACCTTTTACTGCATAAGATTTGATATGATTAATTACTTTCCAACCTTGTTGATTTGTATTAATATCAACTACACAATCTTTATTGACATTATTATTGATTACATAAAATACAGGTTTCTGTAATTGAATTAATGCTTCTAATCTATGTTGCCCATCAATAACATAATTATCATTAGTTACAATTATAGGAACAACTAAACCAAATTTATTAATTGACTTGCAAAGTAAATCAACATGCTTTTTATCAACATCCCTGTTAAATGGCAAATACTTAAATAAGCCATAATTTTTAGTTTCAAATATTTCAAATTTTTTCATTGTTTATTAAATTCATATATTGTATATTTCTGTTTCTGCTATATTCTTTTACGGTCCACTCAACACTTCTGTCAGTATTGAATTCTTTGATATACTCATCACTATTAAATTCTTTAATATGGAAAGTATATTTATACATTTTGCTTTCTGTATTCGTGTTCTAAATTAGTGTGATAAACCTCAAGTTTAGCTTCTAATTCTTGAATTCGTTTTTCATATTCCACATTCTTTTCTGTGGCATTATGAAGTAATTGTCTAAGGTGGTTTATTTCCACTCTTACAATATCAGGAGTTCGTGTCATCGATTTCTATTTTATTATTTAAAAATTCTATTGTGTCCATAATGAACAAATCTTTAGCTTCTTTGCTATCCATGTACTTAGGTACACAAAACCAATACTGCTTACATTTAGCAGTAAAAAACTTTTTTAATATTTTTCCAAGTGTTCTCATATTATTTGTTGTCTTCGTTCAAATTCATATTTTAAAGCATGTAGATATTCTACATCTCTTCTTGAGTAACTGCAATACTTAATCGTATCTTCAGCTTCAATCAGGTGGTCCATTAAATCACCCAATTCCATTTCTCTTAATTCTTCTGTTGTTTTCATATTATATAATTATTATTTTGTTCACAATTTGGGCATTGAAAGTCATCTCTATCATTTACCCAATAGTAACACCCACAATCAAAACATTCAAATTTGTCTTTCATTTCTTTTTCTTTTTAAATGTTTCATCAATCAATTGGATGTTTTTCTTTGCTATCCAATCAAAGTCGTTACGATGAAAGTATCTGTTCTCATCGTATCTTTTTAAGGTTGCTTTTAAATTTGCTTTTTTCATTGTATGTTATTTAATGTTTCCATATGACAATACTAAGAATTGCATATGACATTTCCAAATAAAACAATCAAAAAATAATAAAAAAGTTTACTCTACCTCTGTAAATTATTTTACAAAATAGCTACCATGAGGTACTGAACGAGTTAATAAGTATTGAACAGAATATCTACTTCCATCAATAGCATGGTTAAAATTATCCTGTGGAATTGCTCCTGTTAGTTTCCAACAATAGTTATTAAATTCACGAATTAAATTGATACTTGAATTGTCAATGACTATTTGATAATCTTGCATTAAACTAATTCCTGTTAGAATACTACCTTTCTTTTTTATTGTGGGTACAATATTTAAACCTTTTACTTTTAATTCAGTCAAAAGTCGTGGCTCACTATTATCAGCTACGATTAAATTCTTGCCACAATATCTAATACATAAATCAAATATCTGACTTGTTGTTAATCCTGTTTTATAAAAGTGTTCTTTTAACCAAATAATTTTTCTACCTTTATCAATCGCAACCTCTACTAATGCTGATGGGTCTACACTAAAACCAAAGTCCAATCCAAATATTGAATCAATATCATTATTGAATTTACCTACGTTCCAATGAGTAAATATAACACCCTCTGCTCTTTGCAACCAACCACCCATAATTTGATGCTTATATTTCTCAGGTCGCCTAACTTTCATATCTTCTATCTGTGCCACAAATGATTTAGATAAGTGTTCTAAGTTATCTAGGTATGTAGTATGGATATAAGTTATGTCATTCTTATTGCCATTAAATCCATCAGGAATTCCTCTGTTCTGAAAGAATCGTTGATATATCCAATTCTCTTTTGTTGTAGGGTTTAGAATTAATATACATCTATTTGGCACTTCTCTTGCTCTAATACTAAAATCTATTTTATCAAAACTTTCTTCATCTGTTAATTCTTCTGCTTCATCTAAAACAAATGTAGACACCCCTTGAATTGATTTTAGCTTTGCAGTTTGGTCTCCACTACTTGTTCTAATACCAGAAAAGTATATTGAACTGCCTGTTAAATTGTTTATTATTTCTGTTTTGGTTATTGTGAATTGTTCTGCAATACCCATTAATTCTAACTTCTCAATGAATTCAGGTATAATTGACATACCTGCTGAAGTCATCGTAAAACGAGTAAATAATATTCTATGTCCTTTTTCAAATGTTAATAGCACAAGGAATGTATTGACTGCAAAGGACTTTCCACTTCCTCTACCACCTGTAACGACAAAGTATCTATTCTTTGAATTGAATAGAGCTTGATATTTTTTATTTAAATCTAGTTGTTGCATATTAAAACTTATACAATTTACTTATTTCTAAAACAGTAGCATTAGCTTTTATAAATTTGAATTTACCAAAGTCCTTGCCTTTTGAAACAAATAGTCCGTCTCTGAAAAAATCAACACAAGGATACCAACCTAAAATCCAAGACAAGCTATAATCATTTAATATTCTTAAAAAAACATAATAGTCGGCTTTTTGTTTATGAATACCATCAAGTTTGTGCGAATTGACAGTACATAAATAATTTAGCTTTGGTTTAAATTTACAACTAATTGTTTTTACCTCAAGTTTTTTACCTTTACTAGAAAGCAAGTCATAATCATAAGTATCATCATTGTTATCAATATTTAAATAATTCATGATAATTTTTTCACCAATATAACCCTCTAATATTCTTTTCTTTTCTGAACCAAATTTACTGAGATTTAAATTACCTAAACCATTTAATTTATTCAACTTGCTATAAGCATATTGAACAATACTTTTGTCGATTTTATATTCTATCATTTTTTTGAATCCTCATCTACTTCAGTAGCTTCAATATCAATAGTGTCTTCTTTTTTATCTAAGAAATTAATAACAGGAATGTTTACTTCTGTTTTAATATCCATTTCTTTTCTTTCTTTTGGTTTGCCATACTTATACTCCCAAAGTAACCTCATATGAGGAAAGCTCTCCTTTGACATCTTTGCCAATTCTAACCATGCTTTTTCCTCACTACCAAATACTTTTTTCATACTCTGTAATGCAAAACTACTTAACTTCTTTTCAGTCGCTTTAGGTTTTCTTCCTTGCCCTCTTGAGATGCCTTTGACTGCACCATTGTTTCTACGACCATCAGGTTTCTTTTTGTTGTCTTCTAATTCTTCCATTGATTTTTACTTATTAATTGTGATATAATTGAATAGTTACCTAAGTCCTGAAACGTATCAACTAACGATTCATTATTGGCTTTTCGATTCTTAATGATTAAGTTTTTCCAACGACTTATCTTGTCATTCATTCTAAACCATAATCCAGATAATGCAAACTTTTTGCCCTCTTCTGTGTCTAAGTCAGCACCTGTACTTATATTGCCAATTCCATAATCTAATTGTTTTTTGGCAAATAATTCAAATTGCTCTAACATAATAGATTCATAATTCTTATATAAATTAGGTGATTCCTTTTTGAGCAAACTCCTGTATTTGTTTTTCATATCTTTCAATTTTACTTGTTAATTCTTTATTGTGTAGCTTAGTAATTAAATCTAAAACAGTATCAACACTTGATTCACTTAAAACATCTGCTTTTAACTTAATGAACTCTCTTCTGCTTCTATAATTTCTTTTATCCATTTTCATTATAACTGCATTTAACATTTGGTTAAGTTTATGATTAAATTTAATATAGCTTTCAAAATTATTGATATAATGTATAATAGTAGCATGGTTAATTGGTTTATTGTTTTCTGTAAAAAACTCTACGATACTACGATAAGTCATTTGTTTATGTACTCTTAATATATAACATAACAAAGCCCTAGCTTCTACATATTCTCTTTTACGAGTATTGTCAAATACATTTAATTTAGATAGCTTAATTATTTCGTTCGCTATCTGTTCTTTTGTATTTAGCAAATGCTCTAATTGTAAGTGATTCTTTATATTCATTTATTGCTTTTAAAATTCCTGAACAACACTCATACTCCTCTTGATTTTCGTAGTGTTGTAATATTAATACTATATCGGTTAAAGTTGTTGTATGGTTTTGTAGGCACATTAAAGTATCCTCATAACATAACTCTTTATCCAAATACAATACTTTCATTACAAAGTTTCTCTAACTAAGTAATCATTTAAGTTAAAATCATTTTTAATATACTTCTCGTATTGTTTTATTGCTCTTTCTACCTTTTCCTCTCCACTATAATAAAACTCTTCACTAACATCAACTAATGCTATTTCATTTGTAGGTGTTTTGTCAATTACTATATACCAAAAATCTTTATATGATTTGCCAAATAAATTACAATAAATGAAACATTGACTATCATAGTTATATGCCTTTGCACTATACTTAAATTTATTAATGTCTTGTGTGCTTTTTAAATCTACTAATAAACTACCTAAAGCATCTGCCTTAGCACGAAAAGGATAATCCATTAAGTAATTTATTTCTGGCACTTCAAATTCACAATCAGATATTAAATCTCTAGCATCTTGGCATCCATAAAATCTATCTCTCATCCTAAGTGCTTTATCTCTATCTTTCATAGTAAAGACATCCCATCTTTCAGCTTTAGCAAGTTTATATTGTTTGTTTGCTTTAGTTGCCACATCTAAAAATAGACATTCATTAAATTTATCCTCTTCTAATATACTTGCATGAAATAAATAACCTTGTGCAAGTGCATCAGATTCAGTAGGTAAATCATCTTGTTTTTTATACTCTCTTGGAGATTTTAGTAATTGACTAACTGAACTGCTTGATAAACAAGCTTTAGATAAATAACCATAATAGAATTTATCTTCTATTGCTTTTTCGACAAGTTCGTTTCTATCCCAAACTTCGCCATCTAATGTTGTAAATAATTCTTTCATAATTTTATTGTTTTCATTTTATAAAACAAACCCAATGAGTTTGCATCTTTTTACCTGATTTATGACCATATAAAGGTTTTTTATCAGTTAATTTTAATATTTCTTTTATAGGAAATTGAACTTCACACCACTTAAATATTAAAGTACCATTAGGTTTCAATACTCTAAAACATTCTTTAAATCCATTTCTAATCATATCTTGCCATCCATCTTCTAATCTACCATACCTTTTAGTTATCTCGCCAAGTTTATTTCTTTTTATATGTGGTGGGTCAAAAACAATATGCCAAAAGGAATTATCTGGTTGTTTTATGTCTGTAAAATCTCCTATCATATCTGGTTTTATTTCTAGCTTTTTATAACCTGATTTATAATAATTTTCATGTACTTCTGACCTGTTATCTAAATACAAAACTCTATTGTCATTTTTATCAAACCACATCCCTTTAGGTCCACAACAAACATCTAAAACCTTTTTATCCACAATTATAATTATAGTTTTGTGTGTAATCTAATTCCCAACAATCGCCTGAGATATAATAATTATACACTTCATTATAACCATTAATACAAACAAAGACATACTTTACATAGTTATCTCCGTATTCTACATGGTAAGGTTCTAATCTAGGTGCTGAAGGATAGTAATTTAAATCACAATTTTCCTTTGTGCAACTTTGAGTAAACATAATTAATAGTAATAAAATTATTCTCATTGCTTCATTGTTTGAAACAAATTAAATAATAATTAATTAATTACGCAAGTTTAATTGAATTTCTTTTTCCAAATATCTATTGCAACTGCATATCTTTGCTTAGGGTCAGGATATTCTATAATCATCTTGGCATTATTCATAAATCTGCCTAAGAAACTTTCTTTTTGCTCGTATCGTTTGGGTTTTAGTAGTGGCATATATAAATAATAAATAAGGTTAAATTTGTTTAAAATCTACATTTTTTACAATCCCATTTCTCACCGAGCTTGTTTATGTAGTGTTTAAAGTTGTAATGGTCAGAGTAATAAATCCATTTTTTATCATAATAAATTGCAGTTACTTTACATTTATCTAAAGGTATGTTTTCCTCATCACTATCAAAATCATGTTCAACTTTTAGCACAATAGATTTTTTAGTGTGCCAAGAATTACATAATCTTTCTAATAATAATCTTTGACCTGTTGGTATCTTCTTGAATTTATATTTAACCTCTATTAGAATTAATACTTCATTATCAAATTCTAAAACTGCATCAATATCGCTAGGGTGCATATTGCCATTTTGCACACCTGTAAAGTCAATGACTTGTCTAACTTTTTTTCTATTTCTGATTAAACTCTCCATTGTATTCGTTGTATAATTTTAATAATGTTTTATGTAGATTATTCTTAAAACACGAACTACAACTTGTCATTTTCATATTTTGATGAAATACTCTGTTATAAATATTTAATAGTTTTTGTTGTGTTTTTGGATGAATAGTGCTTTTCTTTTCACTAAAGTATTTGTCTAAGTAATTAAATTCATCTTCATTTAAACATTCTGTAATCTTATAAGGAAATAATTTATTTAACCTATCTCGCCTAGTATCACACCCACAATCCTCTCCGAGTACCCACTTAGCTACTTTGTCTATTCCTGTTTTCTGAAACACTTTCTCTAAAGTATCTCCTAAACCCCTACTTTTTATACTCTCTGTACTCTTCTTCAGAGATTTCTCTAATTCTTTCTTTGGCATTTGTTAATGTATTAAATATTGAACTTAAACTTATTTTTGTTTCTTTACTTATATCTCGCATACTCATTTTAGTATTGAGATACAATTTAGTCATTTTTTTGTCATACCAATACCAAGTATTGATTTCTTCTTCAATTTTATCTATTAAATTATCTAATTTTATTTTCCTATCTATATTTTCAAGTGCTTCTTCAGGGTCTTCAATCATATACTTTGCCAATCTTCTACCATCATTCTCATCTGAAATTTCACTAAAATATATCACTTTACGATTCTTAACGTTTTTACCTGTGTAATAAAAATTACTATAATAAATATTTCTAAGTGTTATGTAAACATAAAAAGTATTTATCTCTTTATCATTAAACATTATTTTTTTGGCATCCTTTACATAATCTGTAATTCTTAAATACATCTCTTGCACAATCTCGTTTGCTTGGTCCTCTGTAATCTTAAAACTCTTCGCTATACGAATCCAATCATTATGTTTTTGTGCCAATAAATCAATTACTCTCATCAATAACAGATATAATTTGTTCATAAGAATTACACACATAATACGAACCTTTCCAATTAGCTTGGAATTCAAGTTCATCTGGTGTAAGTTTCTGTTGAGATTTAGATTTACTACCATCTTTAATCTCTATTAGATAGTTTCGATTATCATATCCTATAATAATATCTGGTGCTCCTTTGCCTAGTTGATGAGTGTGTAAGATA